GGCGTGGATCTCCTCGCAGCGGGATTCTCTTGCCGAGATATTTCGAGCGCCGGAAAAGGGGCTGGGCTCAGAGGATCCAGCACTGGTCCCACCTATGCCGGATGCCTCCGAGCAATTGACCTTTGGGGTCCTCGATGGGTCTTTTTCGAGAACAGCCCCCAAATCAAAAACCGAGGACGGGATCGGGTCCTGCGCGACCTCCGCGACCGTGGATACACCTACGAGGATGGAACCCTATCCGCTGCGGAAGTTGGGGCCCCTCATAAGCGGGACAGGTGGTTTCTGCTCGCGCACCTTGCCGACGCTGACTGTTTGCGGCAACCACAACCGCAAGGGGGCGAGCGCGAAATCCGGGAACGGCATAGCGACAGCCCTTCGGCTAATGCCGACCCTGACTGCCTCGGAAATGCAAGGATCCCGGACGCTTCCGCCGGGCACGACCTTCACCGGCATGGACCCGACCGGCAAGAAGCGGCAGGTGGGATTGCGGAATGCTCTTCGCATGCTCCCAACCCTCTGCGCGGAGGGATACAGCAGGCAGACGGAGACGCGATCCAAGCCGCTGCAGGATACTGTGGCGCGTACCATTGGAATCCGCCTCACCCCGGCATTTGCCGAGTGGTGGATGGGGTTTCCGCTGGGCTCGACCGCGGCCGTCGAATCAGCGCCCTCGGGGACGCATGGGTCCCGCTCCAAGCGGCGGCAGCCTGGATCCTCCTCGGCGGACCAACACCAATCATCAATCAATACCAGTAACATAGGAGATACCATAGCATGACCATCGAAAAAGACATCGAAGCAATACGCTCCTACCTGAACGAATCCCCACATAGAGGAAAGCCGTTCGCGGAATTCAGGAGGGTGGAGGCGGCCCTTGCCCGCCCAGAGCCTCGCGGGGGCCGCTACATCTCCTCCACGGAGCAATCCCAGATAGACGCCATTCTGGCCCAGGTAACGACTATGATACGGGAGATACGGGGCCAAGCAACCGCCAAAGATCCATCGACAGTTGCGGACGGGCGCATCGCCTCCCTGGCCCGCACCTACGTCAAGGCCATGCGCGACTACAACGATGGGGGTGCGCAATGGAGGGACCCAATCGTAATGGTCGCCTCACGAGACGCCCTGATTGACGCCGTGGATGGACGCCCACAGCCCAAGGGGGCCATCATCACCCCTGACATGATGCGGGGCCTGCGGGAGATCTCCGCACAGGCGGACAAGGTGGCAATGGCTGAGGATGAGACTGAGGCCCCCAAGGAGACCGACCATGAGGTATGACCATCTTTGCGGCGCAACAAATCAATGGCGGGATGGGCGTCGAGAGGATTGCCAGTCCTGCGCCCCGATCCCCGTCTCCCCGAGCCTGGAGGCTGCCTTCCGTGCTGGGTACGATAATGGAGAAGGCGACGGGATCGCCGCGCACGTGGACGGGTACGACGTCCCTGGGGTGGAAAAGCACCTGGCGGATTACATGGCAGCCCTGCGGGGCGAAGGGGTGGACCATGGGCTCTAGGCAACACCGAGAGCGGGCCGCGCGCCTCTACGCCCTGGAGGACGTCTCCAGGTGGGTCCTACTCCTCGCCGAGCGCGGGGAGATAGCGGCGCATACCCTCCAGGCCAGGGACGCGCTGCACGGCCTGGGGGTAGCCATGCGCCCGCCGGGCTTTGGCGTCACACGGGTGGAGAGCGAACCATGATGATAGCGGTCATCCCAAGAGGGTGGGTAGAGATCCCGGAATCCATTCCCGGGGAACCGGGGGACAAGGTTGAGATCAACTGTGGATGGTACGACTCGGATTTCCACGGGCATAGGAGCCCGCGGTATCACAGGTATATCCGACGGGTGTCCAGCGCCCGGGAGGAGAGCCACGAGGGAGGGGAGACGCCGTGAGAGCCAAGGAACGGGACGATGCTTTGGAAGTCCTCAACGGCATGACGAAGGGGGAGATCATTGCCTGGCTCTCCGAACAAGTAGGGCTCCTACTGCGGCCGCCTCGCAAAAGCGAATTGCTCTTCGCACGGCATAATGCGGCTTTCAAGGCGGCGATGGCGCGGCGCGAGAAGAACGTACTTGAGAGCGGTGTAGCAGCGAAAATCGACGCCCTGCGTACCGGCTTGAACCGCGCAAAGTGTCACAAGGAGTTCGCCGCCATAGCCAAGGAACTGGAGCCCTACAACAGGAAGCTCAAGGCGTGGCTCGACGAATCGAAGGCCATCCGCAAGGACGAAGAGAAAGCCGAAGCCCTATATGCTGCCTACATGGAGCAGTCGGAGAAGGAACGGGCGGCGGCATCCCGGGAGGAGAGCCGGGAAGGGGGTGCCCCGTGAGGGTAAAGTTTTCCATCGACCTCTACGACAAGGACGGCGACAGGTGCGAGTGCGGAATTTTCCTGCACTTGAACGACTCGACAATAATCCGCTTCGTCAACCTCATCGAGTTCCGCGATTTTCAAAGGAAACTCGAGGATATGACGGGGGAGATCACGGATGCATACGTGGGTTCCGGGGCCGCTCTCAATGGGAAATCGCGTGGCTGATTGCCGCTACTCCTGCCCCCTCCATGGGACCCGCCACATGCACGGCGACACCCTCCTGTGCATGGCATGCGGGGCCGTGGTGTCTGGAGGGATGGGCCCGGCCCCCGAGCCCCCGGGCACGGAGCAGGAGGACATGGACCTGGTCTCCCCCAGTGGAGGAAGCGACCACGCGTAAGCTGTCACCCCTAGGCAGGTCGTGGTGTGATGCACTGAGTGCAGGAGCAGGCCATGCCAGCCGCCCGAAGTCTGGCGCCCTCGGAAAATGCCCTCTGCGCGGTCGCTTGGCTGATGTTACGGGACTCTACATAGATGCGGATCATGGTCCGTTGGTCCTGGTGGTATCCGGCCGTCCGGATGCGGGCTATGAGCATGTCGCGCTTATTCATCGTGGTCCTCTCCTGGTGGCCATGGCAAGGCTACTCCTCCCGGGGCGCCCGCCCGCCCGCCGCCGCCCGCTCCCGGCGGAACTTGGCCGGCAGGGACAGGGCCGCCGTCCGGTGCCGCGCCGAGTCCAGGCGATACCCCGGGTTCTCCCGGCGGTAGGCGGCCCATTCCTCCGCCGTGTACCAGCGGCGAGGATCCCCGCCCCGGACGCAGCCGCGATCTCGCGCGTGAGCGTCCAGGACGGCTTTCCTGGCGCGATCCCTGGATGTACCCGTCTCTGCCTCGGGGATGGCCTTGAGGGCGCGCAGGAGGTCCCGGAGGCCCCCGCAGCGCCAGGCGATATGGGATGGGATGGGGCGATCCATGGGTCAGCCCCGCTCGTAGCTGGACGTCTGCACGTGGGTCCCGTGCGCTTCGGCGAGCTTTTCCAGCCGCTTCATCTCGCGCTCCTGGGTCGGGGAGAAATCGTCGCGGTCCTCGGGGAGCATCACCTCGCGAAAAATCACGGGGGTCTCGACCTGGTAGTAGCGGTATCCGTCCTTCGCTTGCGCCATTTCCGTCTCTCCTTTTTCGCCCGGCCTTCCCACCGGGCGTGGTGTTTACCGGCCCGTGGGCCGTGGGTCACATGCGTCAGGGGGTCAGTAGGCGGCCCACATCTCAATCACTCGCTCGGCCTCAGCGACCGCTTTTTCAATCCGCTCCGGGTCCCGGCTATTGCGGGCGGCGATGAGAGAAAAGCGCTCGTCCCGCAGGATGCGACGCTTGTCTCCGGCGATGCCGTGGGTGACCTCTTCACGCTCCAGCTTGCTGATGAGGGTGTTGATGTTGGCCATTTTCTGCTCCTCTTTCGCCGGGGCCTCATTGCCTGCCGACTCACACAAGATACTACAATCGGGCCCCGAGCGCAAGCTTTAATCGGGCTACGAAAAATATTTGTGCAGGTGGATCTAAAAATGCCGAAACAACGCGAATTTAGCCAACCCAAGGAGGTGTACCCGTGAGGACCTGTAGCCATGGACACCTGACCTGCTGGCCGGATCATTGCCCCGCCTGCCTGGCCATGCGCATCCCCCCGAGGCCAAAGGTCGAGCCGGCCCCGAGGCCCCCGAAGGCCCCGCCGGCGCGCAAGACCTTCGCCGAGCGGGAGGCCCTGCGAAAGGCCCACGCGCGCGCCGTGGCCCTGAAACTCCTTGCCAAGGCCAGGAGGCTGTCCGCGTGAGCCAAGACTGGAAGCGGCGCCTTCTGGCGTCCAAGGGCCAATTCCCCACCACCGAGCACCGGCTCCGCGTCCTGCCGGGCCAGGAGGGCCTTGCCTTCCCCAAGGTCGAACGGGTCAAGGTCAAGGGCCAGGCCGGACCCTCCGAGGCTCACATCCAGGAGGCCGTGAACGACAAGGCCGACGGCATGGACATCGGCTTCGTCCGCATCCCTGATCACGTCTACCAGCGCGCCGGCTGCCCGGAGATATGCGGCATCCCCGACAACATCTTTCTGTTCCCCCTCGCCTCCACCGGGGGCCGGTACGGCATCTACTTCGCCCAGGAGCTCAAGCGGAAGCGCGGGAAGCCCCGGGAAGGGCAGAAGGAATGGATGGCCCGCAATGGCGGGGTCGTCGCCGACACGGCGCCCCAGGCCTTCCTCAACCTGGAGCAGGCCGCCGCCTTCGCCGATAGCGTGGACAAAATGCTACGCAACGGGGTCGAGACCGAAGCCGCCATCCGCACCTTCCAGGCCGAAGGCCCCGAGCCGTAGGCGAGGGTACCAATCCAATCCCCACCCGCCACCGAAAGGAACACAGTGATCGTCTATCGAATGTTCGGTAATTTAGTAGTGAGACATTCCCATGTTACCTGCTACTATTGATTCAAGATGCGCGGCCTGACTGAGCGGCAGTCTGAAATCTTGTCCTTCATCCAGGCCCGAATAGAGCAGGACAAGATTGCCCCCACCTACCGTGAAATCGGCCACCGATTCAGCATCACCTCGACCCAATCGGTCTGGCAGGTTATGGTCGCCCTGCAAAAGAAGGGCGCTATCCACCGCATCACCGGCCAGAAGCGGGCTATCCGCCTAACGAGGCCCCATGACGCGGCCCTCGTCCCCGCCTAGCCTCACCCCCCAGCAAGAACAGTTTTGCCGGGAGTACCTCCTGGACTACGACGGCAAGAAGGCCGCCATCCGCGCCAAGTACTCCCCCAAGGCCGCCGCTCAACAAGCATCGCGCCTGTTAACCCAAGCGAATATCAAGGCCAGAATCACCCAGCTAAAGGACGCTGCAAGCCTTCGGGCGCGGGTTTCTGTCGATGAAGTCATAGCCGAGCTGGCCAAATTCGCCTTTCTCGACATCAAATCCCAGTTCCAAAATATTAACGAGTCCGGGACCACCCTCAAGCCCTTCGAGGAGCTCGACGGCACTGTGTTCGCCTCCATCAACGAGAAGCGGGGCAAGGACGGGGATGTGTGGGTAGAGGTGCGCTTCCCCGACAAGATGAAGGCGTTGGAGCTCCTCGGCAATCACCTCGGGGCCTTCGACAAAAAGCGGGGTGGCGATCCCGACCCCGAGTCCACCCAAACCCAGCTCGCCCGCATCGCCGACGCCCTCGAGGCCCGGGATGGTTGACGCTCTGCCCGTCAAGCTCGAAGGGCTGACCCCTATCCAGGCCCAGCTCCTCCGGGACAAGACCCACAGATTCTTCGTGGTCCCATCGGGCCGGCGCTCGAGGAAGACCCTCATCGGATCCCGGAAGGTCTTGACCTCCGCCCTGCGCAACCCCCGACATCGGTACTTCCACGGCGCTCCCACGCGCAGCCAGGCCAAGGCCATCTTCTGGGATCGGGTGAAGAGCCAAACCCGCCCCTTCTGGATCAAGGAGCCGAGCGAGACCGACCTTTGCGTGACCCTCCTCAACGGGACCGAGATCCACGTCGTGGGCCTCGACAAGCCCCAGCGCATCGAGGGCCAGCCCTGGCATGGATGCCACATCACCGAGCTCGCCGACACCAAGCCCGGCGGGTGGGAGGCCAACATCCGGCCCGTCCTGTCCGATACCGGGGGGTGGGCCTATCTCGATGGGGTTCCCGAGGGTCGAAACCATTGGTACGACCTCGCCCTATACGCTTGCGGCGGGGCCATCCCCAAGAGCCTTCCCGGGGAAGGGTCATACCTCGAGTGCCCCGAGGATCCGGAATGGGCCTACTACCATTGGTTCTCCTCGGACGTGCTCGCCCCCAAGGAAATCGAGGCCGCCAAGCGCTCGATGGATGAGCGGATATTCCGCCAGGAGTACGAGGGGTCCTTCGAGGGATTCGACGGGCTGGCCTACCATGCGTTCGGAGCCTGGAACCTGACCGAGCCTCGGCAGGCGGACCCGATGCGCCCCATCATCATCGCCATGGATTTCAACTTCGACCCCATGTGCTCGGTGGCTATCCAGGAGGAGTACGTCGGGGGCCGCCTGGTGCCGGTGGTCATCGAGTCCTTCGCCTTCCGCAACTGCGATACCGATGCCGCATGCGAGCGCATCCTCAATCACTTCGGGAAGGACTTCCATTACGAGGTCTTCCCCGACCCCGCCGCCAACAGCCGCACCGCCCACGGCGCCGGCAAGACCGACATCACCCTTATCCGTAAAGGGTTCGCCGGGGCTCGCGGCCTATCCATCAAGGTCAAGCCGTCCCATCCGAAGCGCAAGGACAGGCTGAACGCCGTCAACGCCCGCCTACGCAATGCCGCCGGAGAGGTCGGCCTGCTCATCGGGAAGAACTGCAAGCCTCTTATCCACGACCTCCAGCGCGCGACCATGGAGGAGTTTCTGAACGGGAATTTCAGCGACCCCGACATCGGGCATATCTCCGATGGGCTCGGGTACTACATCGATTACCGCTTCCCCGTTGTGTCCGGGGGCGGGCGCTATGTCTCTGGAGGGTATTCGGTATGAGCATCAGGCATGTCTATCCCGTGAATGACTTGGAGCCGCATGACACCGAGAGCGCGGGGCAATGCGAGTGCGTCCCAAGGGTCGAATACCTGGAGAATGGAAACGTCCTGGTCATCCACAATTCCTATGACGGCCGGGAGATAATCGAAGAGGTGGAACATGGACGTTAAAATTCTCGAGGCCGAGCATAAGGAGATCCGGGACATCAAGCCCGCGTGGGAGCGCATCCGCGTTCTCGTCGATGAGGACGAGGCATGCTATACCGGGGATTCGTTCTTCCACGGCCTGCCCAATGAGAGCCCGACCGAGAAGGCCAAGCGCAAGGAACCGTTCCGGGTCGGCTTCTTCAATCCCACCCAGAAGCTCATCTCCACGGCCGGCGACTTCATCATGCGCCAGAAGATAGACAGGCAAACCAAGTCGGATGACCTCAAGCGGTTCATCGACCGCGCCGACCAATCCGGGCAAGCCCTGTCCGACTTTGTGAAGAACCAGGCGAGCCCCAACCTGCGCGCCTACGGGACCATCTTCGGTGTCGTGGACAAGCCCCGGGGGATGATGCTGAACAAGGCCCAGGAGCTGGCCGCGGGCATGCCGTACCTGAACATCCTTCACCCCTTGCAGGTCCGTAACTGGGCATGGGGGAGGGACGGGCGCCTCCTGTGGTTCCGTTACTCCCAGGCCGAGAACATCGACCAGGAAGACGCGTTCGCCCAGCCTGGGGACTCCGGCCGGGAAACCGTGACCTGGACCGAGACCGCGTACTACAGGCACGACGACAGGGGCCAAGTCATCGAGGCATTCGAGCATGGTTTCGGCGTGGTCCCGGTGGCCGTGCAGTCCGCCTTCGTGGTCGATTCCTCCAAGACCCTGGGGAAATCCACCTTCTTCTCCTCCTCCCGTCACCTCATCATGGGCAACAATCACTTGTCCAAGGCGAACATGGAGATCTTGAAATACGGATCCATCCTCGTCATCGGATCGAACGATTGGGACGGGTCCCGCATCGAGCGCGAACGCGACCCCTCGACCAATCTCCCCAGCCTCACGAGCCAGGAGAAGACCGGCGAGATAATGGTCATCCAGGACATGGCCGCCAAGCCGGGGTATCTCGAAAAGAACATCGAGATAGTGGACAAGGCCAACGCCCAGGCCTGGCAATACTTCGGCCTGGCCGCGCAGTCCGAGGCCACCGGCAAGGAGGCCCTGCCCCTCGAGAACGCCCAGGCGGGCCCTCAGTCCGGGGTGTCCAAGGCGTATGACTTCCAGGACATGGATGCCAACCTCTTTGCCCACGCCATGGACCTGCAAGCCTTCGAGACCCAGGTCGTCGGAATCGTCGCGGCCATCCTCAAGGTGAGCTCCGAGTTTTCCATCAAGTACCCCACATCCTTCGATGTCCGATCCTTCAAGGACAAGGTGGACCAGGTGATGCAGCTCCGGAATGCCGGCTTCCCTTCCGAGCTCGGGAAGAGGCTGGCCATGAAGCGGATTACCGGCGACATCACCACGGACCCCGCGGAGCAGGAAGCGATTAATGCGGAAATAGACTCCGCGTCCCCCGCCCTCCCCGTGGAGCCCAAGCCGGAAGCCTTCCCGAAGGCCTCGTAACTTCCCCGATACCGAACAAACGTTTGGGTATATAGTCGCTTGTTTCCTACTGGCGTCTAGGTACCCTTATAGCGTGGGCGCAAGGGAACGTCGCCCAACACCGCATAAGGGAACTTGCGATGCCGATAGAGCAGATCCTGGAAATCGAAGCCATCAAGTCGAATCCGGGTTTGGTTCAGGAACTCAAGGATGCGTTCGACAAGGCGTCGGCGCTCGAGACGGTGAAGAAGGCCAACGCCGACATCACCGCCGAGCGTGAGACGCTGAAGAACGAGAAGAAGGACTTGGCCGCCAAGCTGGAGGACGCCAAGAAGGGCGGAGGGGCAACCCCCGAACTTCGAGCCCTCCAGGAGCAGCTCGCCGACCTGACCCAGAAATGGAATCAGGCCGAGGAGAAGGCGACCAAGGCGGAGCGAGCCAATAAGGCAGCGGAGCTGAAAAGCTCCGTGGTATCCGCCGCCTCCAGCGCGATAAGCCCCAACCAGGTTTTCGCGCTCATGCAGACCGAGGGACTGGTCGGGCATGGGGAGGAAGGGAAGCCCTTCTATCACCGCATCAATGAGAAGGGCGAGCCGGTAGCGGCGAAGCCCGACGAGGCGGTCGCAGCGTTCCTGAAGTCGAATCCGCATCTTGAAAAGGCATCTGGTTCCCAAGGGTCTGGCAAGCAACCGAACACCAACGGTACGACCCAGACGGGCCTCTTAAAAGACCCCATGGCGTACCTCAAATGAGGAACCATCATGGCCCTTTCACTTCTCGAGGCGAGTAAGCACCTGCCCGAAGGCCCCGAGCGGGCCGTCATCCAGCTCTACGCGAGCACCTACCACCCCCTCCAGGTTCTCCCGGTCCAGGACCGCCCGAACGGGACGATGCGCTGGACGGTCGAGGACACTCTCGACTCCAACATCGGCGCCCGCGCCATCGGCTCGGACTTCACCGAGGGTCAGGGGACGGTAAAGCCCTACGCCTCCGTGACCAAGGCATACGGCGGCAAGATCAAGGTCGACGACAAAATCGTCACCGAGGAGCCCGAGGCGGTTGCCTTCTACCGGGCCCAGCAGATCCGCGCCCTCGCCCGCAAGGCGACCGTGGACATCTTCGAGGGCGGCGCCGGCACCTCCCTCAAGGGCCTGCGCAACTGGGCCATCAACGATTACACCACCCAGAACGTCGCCGCCGGCACGACCTCGGGCGGTGATGTCCTGACCATGGCCATCATGGACAGCGCGTTCGGCTATGCCGACGTGGTGCCGGGCTCCACCTTCATCTACTCCAACTGGCTGCCCTTCCTGCGCATGTCCCAGCTCGCCCGGACCAACGGTTCCGGCCAGCAGAACATCGTGTACGAGAAGAATGACTTCGGCGTCCTCACCCCGTTCTACATGGGCATCCCCTGGATCGTCCTGCGCGACGGCAAGGGGACCGACATGCTGTCCACGGTCGAGGACGGCGACACCCTGACGGGCGGAACGGCCTGCTCGGTCTACATCGTCACCTTCGGCGAGGAGATGGTGACCGGCTTCCAGAGCGCGGCCCCCAAGGTGGAGGGCGCGCAGGACGCCACCAACTTCAAGACCTCGCGTCTCGATTGGTACATGGGCGTGGCCCCGGTCAAGACCCGCTCCTTCGTTCGCGTCAAGAACGTGAAGAACGCGGTGTCGTAATGGGTAGGCCGCGCAAGACCGAAATGCAAGGGGCCAGCGCCCCGGCTCCCGCCTCCCCGGCGGGGCCTGTGCCGGTCTTGGCGGCCACCTGGGACCCCGCGGACCCGTCCGTCAATTTCAACAACGATGCGCCGGTCTACGCCTCGCCCAAGGCCGAAGCGCATGGGGGCGCAGTCCCCTTCGGAATGTACTACGGCGAAGAGAAACAAAACCGTGAGGGCGCCGGCGAGAGCCGCCCCATGTTCGGCGTGACCGCCAAGGAGTAGACAATGGCCATTGCAACCTACGGAATCGACTACGGATCGGGCGGCGTCGCCCTCAAGGCCGCCGCCCTCGTGGCCGCCGACACCGCGGAGACGGCCGTCTTCTGTGGTCGCGGATGGATGGCGGCCCGCATCGCCTGGACCGCCTGCGAGATCGTCAGCAATGACGAGCTCTACGTGGTTCTGTTCCAGGCCAACACCGCCGCCGCCACCTCGACCTACGTGGATCTCGTATCCGTTCCCTTCGGCGCGACCGAGGTCACAGGCGGGCAGGGCGACACCCCCGCATCCGGCGAGATGTGGCTCGCCTTTTTCAACCCCGGGGACCATCAGGTGCGGGTCAACACCTTGGTGAACGGCACCATCGCCACCGGGATGAATTTCTCCGTGGACGTGTACCCGCTCAACGTCATCGGCGCGTACTAAGCCAAGGGGCCGAGGCCACGGATGAAGCTCACCAGCCTCAACCGGGTGAAGAACGCCCTGGGAAAGACCTCCGCCCATGAGGACGGGGTTTTTCTCAGGCTCATCGCCACGGCCTCGACCCAAATCGGCCAGCACCTCCGCCGGCTGAATAGCCTTCAGCTCACCTCGCGGACGGAATACTTCGACCCCCATCTGGGGCAGCGGGTATTCCGTCCGAAGGCGTATCCCATCGCCTCCGTCACGTCTATCCACTGCGACAACTCCGGCAAGTATTCGGGGTCCGAAACCCTGGTCCCCTCGACGGACTACATCGTGTCGGGGGATTCCCGCGCCATCCACTTCACCGCCGACGGCGCCTATAACGACTCTCTCCTCATTCCCCCATGGGCCTCGGTCGCTCCCAAGAGCGTCCGCATCATCTACACCGGGGGCCTCGCGGCGGACGCCGTGTCATCCACCTGGAGCAAGAGCGCCTCCACCTTCACGGCCGGCCGCTTCATCCAGGGGGCCACCTCGATGGCCGTGGGTCGAATCGCCTCCACCTCCAGCCTCTCCATCACCTACGAATCCATCTATGGGGTCTTCGAGGCCGGGGAGACCATCACCGAATACGCCACCCTGAACAACGCCTTGCAGAGCGGGGGCGTCGAAGGGGCCGCGCCGACACCTGTCACGGCAACGCTTGGCGCGGCTTCCTCGCTCTCCCTGGCCGAGACGTACCCTGACCTGGTGCAGGCCTGCGAGATGCATGTCCGGTACCTGTACCGGAATCAGGACAACTTCGAGAACATCATCGTCTCCAAGGACGGGGAGAATCGGGCCTCCCGCGCCGATCTCAAAAACGTGTACGGCTTCCTGCCGGAGATAGTGGCGCTCCTGGACACCTACCAGAACAAGAGGCTCTAGGTGGTCATAGTCCATGTGAATACCGAGGAAGTCATCGCCGAGCTCCGGGGGCGTGTGGATGGATACCGGCAGGCCCTGGAGCAGGGCTTCGCCAAGGCCGGCAATGAGGTGGTGGAACTGTTTCGCTCCGAGTGGCTCTCGGGCCGCACGTCGGGGGACTTAGGGCTCAACATCAGGACCGGCCGCCTGTACCAATCCGTCCGCTCCCTGACCGAGGTCACCCAGGACCGCATCGTATCCCAGGTGTTCAACCGGGGCGCCCCCTACTGGCATTACCACCAGACCGGCACCGACCGCCTGCCGAAGCGCCTGTACCTCGAGGAGGCCTTTGAGGAAGACGGGGAATCCCTCTACTCCAAGGCTCTCGAGGACGCCATCCGGAGGCTGGTGGAATGAGTGTGTACGCCAATGCCGACATGGCCGAAACCCGGATGCGGAGGGCCCTCAAGTACCAACTCGAGCAGGTGACGGAAAGCAACGGGTATCAGAACACCATCCGCGAGGTCCATGAAGAGGTCCTCAACCTTTCCGCCGTGCTCAACTTTCCCGCGGTCATCATGCAGAGCCTGCGCGAGGTGGTGCTGAACCAGGACCAGTCGGATGGGCTCTGGCACAATGAGGTCGAGATGGATCTCATCTGCATCCTGCGAGATGGGGCGGATCCGGTGCTCGCCCGGGAATCCCTCAAGGCGGACATCCTTCACAGGCTGGGCAACTTCTGGACCCTGCCCAATGAAGCCGGCGCCGCGACGGCGATGATGGTCCGGTATAACGGATCGGTTCCCTTCGGGATCAAGATCAATAGCCCCAAGGTCGGGGTGGCGATCAACATCCGCGTGCAGTATCGGCAGGTCATCACGGATCCAAGCGTGGCGGGATGATGCAAGACAGGTTGAGGCAGGTCGAAATGGACGTGGTGAAGCATGAAGAACGATTCGCGCACCTTGTGAAAACCATCGCGGAGCTGTCCGGCACCATCACGGGCATGGCGAAAACCCTGACGGACGTTCAAGTCCGGTTCGCCGTTATCGTGGGCGGGCTCTTGGTTTTGGAAAAGCTCCTGCCCGTCATCATCCCAGCTTGGAGGAACTAATGGAGTGGATCAAAGCGAACCCTATCGAAGCCCTGGCCGTGGCTATCCTCGTGCTGGAGCAGGCGCTCCCTCACCTTCCGGTGAAGGCCAATAGCACCCTCCAGGTGCTGATCAATATCGGGAAGCTGTTCCTCAGGAAGACCGGTAAGTAAGCATGCGCGTGCGGGTGAAGCGGTACGAATCGGTGATGTACGACGGCGTCTGGTACAACCAGGGCGATGAGCTCGAGGTCAAGGATCTCGGCAACCTGAAGGACAAGGTGGAGGTGCTCGACCCTCCGGAGAAAACCAAGAAAGAGGAGGAGTAGCCAATGACCTTTGTCACCGCCAAGCGCTTGCTCGCGGGCGCCCTGGAGACGACCAGCGGCACAGCCATAGCCACCGCTGACGCCACCTGCAACGTGCGCCTGCGCGACATCCAGTTCGACCCGGAAATAGAATCCTACCTCCGGCCCTTCGCGTCCGGTCGCCACTCGGCCGCCTCCGCCGTCATGGGGAAAAAGAAGGCGACGGTTACCTTCAAGTACGACATGGTGACCGGCGCCGCCGTGGGCACCGCTCCGAACGTCTCCAAGTTCTTCCAGGCCTGTGGAGCCCTCGAGACCGTCACCGCCTCGACCTCCGTCGCTTGGACTCCCCTTGCGACCGCGGACGAGGGGAACAGCCGGACCATGACCATTCGGGTCTATGAGATCCCCGTATCCGGAAGCGCCCTCATCTACACCATGAAGGGGGCGATGGGGAATTGCGTCATCTCCCTGGACGATCTCGGTCAACCCCTCGTCGCCACCTTCACCTTTACCGGGGCCTTCGTCTCCATCGCGGACGGGACCGCCTCGGTCCTCACCTCCCCGGATACCGGCATCCCCCCGGCGGTCATCGGGGCCACCATCACCCACGCGAGCACGGCGCAGAAGATCGGGAAATTCTCCCTCGACTTCGGGAACGAGGTGCAGCTCGACTATGACCCGGCGGATTCGACCGGGTACCTGGCGGCGTACATCTCGAGCCGAAAGCCCAAGCTGTCGATGAACCCCAAGGCGACCCTCGTGGCGACCGACGCTCATTACACGCGGTGGGCGGCCGGCACGGAAGGGGCGTTCAGCCTGGCGACGGCCGGCGCCATCAAGTGGACCGTCGCCGCCCTCAAGGCACAGCCCCTCACCAGCAAGAACGGGGACCGAGGCGGCGCCCTCACCTTCGAGCAGGAGTACGAGCTGCATGAGACGAGCGGTTCGGACGAGTGGAGTATCACCCAAAGCGCCTGATTGGAACCAGGCTGAAAGGAAGCAATGAAACGCGAGATGACCGACGAGATCCGAAGGAAGCTTTCCGGCCTCCTCCCCTTTGCCCCGGGGAGTTCGCTTCCTTATACCCCGGAGGCGTTCCAGAAGGTGGAGGATGCCTACCGTCCCCTGTTTCGGCTCTGCCGCTTTCCGACCCCGGTACAGCGGGAGGTTGAGCAGAAGCTCCTCGGCAAGGAGCTGAACCGCGACAGCATGGTCAAGGCCCTCCAGGATGGTGGTTGCCTGGGATGGGAGAACCTGCTCGACCTCGGGACGGGAATCGCGCTCGGGTTCAACAAGGAGGCCATCGACCTGCTGCCGGACCCGACCATCCTGGCCCTGTTCTGGAAGTGCATGAACCTCACCGGCCTCACCGAGGAGGAGAAGGAGGGTTTAGACTCCTCGCCGCAACACACGTCGGAGCCATCGAGCAGGACTGCCGAAAGTGCCGACGTAACCCAGGCCTGAAGGAGGCTTGGGGGTGTCTCAAACCTTCGCCTGTTGCGGTCAAGGACGATTTACTGGATGACGATGGAAACCAAGTCGCGTATCACTCCTGCCCCGTGCCCTTCATCCCAAGGACCGTTTGGGAGTGGTGGGAGTGGTACAGCTACGAGGAGCGGCACCCGCATACCCGGGGGCCGTTTCACGAGCGCGACCCGCGTTTCGTGGCCTTCGAGCGCTATTACCGCGGCAAACACGCTGAATACCAGGAGCTGACGAGCCGTGTCTAAAAACATGAAATTTAGCGCGGAGATGAGCGATGGGGTGTCGAAAAAGATCGACCTCCTCATCAACAAGCTCGGCTCGGTCGGCGCCACCGTCAAGAAGCAGAGCGAGTACGCCAACTCCGAGAGCCAGAAGCAGGCCGACAAGCTCCGCGCCATCCACGAGAAGGCCGAGGCCAATCGGATCCGAATGCAACGCGCCTCCGTCGCCCTCGAGGAGCGCATGGAGAAGCAGCGCGCCACCATCCAGGAGCAAAGCAGCCGCGCCACGCTCAAGACGACCGAGAACCGCATCGCCGTGGCGGCCCGGCTGGAGCGGAAGGCCGCCATCGAGGAAGCGGCCCTTACCATCGACCGCTTCGATAGGCGCATCGCCATCGAAAAAGCGAGGCACGCGCAAATCCTCGCCGACGTGAAAACAAATGACCTAGCGATAGAGGCGGAGAATCGCCGACATGCCGCCGTCGTATCCCGCATCGAGATGGACAAGGCGAATTTCCCCAACACGCCCTTCCAGAAGATGCTGGAGAACTTCAACAAGTTGAACGGAAGCCTCGGCAAGTGGGCGCCCGCCATGACGACCGTCGCGTCCTCCTCCGGCCTCGCCGCTTCGGCCGTCATGGGCTTCGGCGGCGCCCTGGGCAGCCTGACCATGGGTCCGGTCGGGGCGGCGATCATCGGCATCACGGCGGTTTCGGCGGCGCTCAATAAGCTGATCGGGGACGCGGAGGCGGCGGCGAATCTCCGGGCCGGCATGGGCGAGGGCGTCAAGGACCCTGCCAAGGTCAAGGAGTTGCTCGCCATCCAGGAGCGGTACGAGAAGGCGAAGGCGATGTCGAGCGTCCCAATGAATGCCGGCATGGGGGTCTATATAGACCTGCGGGCTCAGGCAATGCAGAAGGAGAGCGCGGCCTGGAAGAAGGCCACCGGCGTCCGCATCGAGGATGAAAAAATATGGGACGCGGCCCGCCTGAAATCCCAATTGAAGGCGGCTGAGAAAACCACGGATCAGAGGAAGCAGGAAATCAAGGACGCCAAGACCGAGCAAGAGGAGCGGTGGGCGTGGGATCGGGATGTCCGCGAGGTGAATCAGCGGAACGAGGAAAAGGTCCTCAAGTACAAGGAGGGCAAGGCCGCCAAGGCCGCCGAGGTGGCCAAGCGGAACGCCGAGGACGAGGCCAGGGCCCAAGCCATCTACGACAGGCGGAAGCAGGAGAAGGACGAGCGGGAATCGAAGTACAAGGGCGGTCTCAGAATGGCCCAAGCCGGCGAGGACCCGCTCGCCCAGCTCAAGGTGAGGCACGAGACGGAGCTGGAAGAGGCCCGGAAGCAAGGGGACGACCTCTCCGCCATCGAGCTCCGCCAGCAAATAGAGCGGACGAACGTCGAAAAGAGCGAGAGCGACAAGCGCATCGAGCAGACGCGCAAGGAGCGGGAAGCCAAGCTTGCCGCGACCTCCACCCTGTTCGGAGGGCTTGCCGCCCTGGCCGCCCAGGCCAACATGAAGGACCGGGCCGCCCGCATGCGGTGGAAGACCCTGGCGGCGGCCGAGGCCATCGCCAACACCTCCCTTGCGGCAACCAAGGCCCTCACCTCGGGCGTTCCCCCATGGAACTTCATCGCCATGGCCGGCGTGATTGCTTCGGGCATGGCCCAGGTGAACGCCATCAAGGAGCAGAAGTTCGCCACCGGCACCGACTTCGCGCCGGGCGGCGAGGCCCTGGTCGGCGAGCGGGGGCCGGAAAAGGTCTACCTCCCCCGCGGCGCCAAGGTGAAGACCGCCGCCGAGACCCGGCAGATAGCCTCCCAGCGGACCTTCGCCCCGGTCATCAACATCCAGCTTTCGGGCGCCGCCACGCGCGCGGATGCCCAGCGGGTGGCCGAGGCCGTGGGGGACAGCCTCCGCCAGTTCAAGCGCCAGGAGCGGGACGCGGATTACCTCGGGGTGCGGGCGTGAATATCGGCGGCACCTCCTACCGTATCCGCCCCTGGCCCGAGCCTCGGACCAAGTGGTCCGTCACGTTCTCCAAGCTCTCGACCGGGTATCACCAGGGGCGGGACCGGGGGGCCTCGGAGGATGTCTACGAGGGTACGGTCCTCGTCTCCGATACCGTGGCCCACCTGGACAGCCTGCAAGCCGTCCTCGCGGCGAATCGGAACGGGATAACCCTTTCCTCCATGTCCTCGGGAGAAATGGTCTTCGGGGCCAACGTGGACTATTCCGGGTCCATCTCGGCGACTGTCGTCAACCACGGGATGCGCCGGAACGTCTTCCACACGGGCGCCGACGCCCTGGAAATCACCTTCCGGGCCCTTTCCCCCGCCCTGCTTGGGATAACGTCGTCCTGGGCTTCCCTGCGGCTCCAGGAGGGCTGGGAAGGCGACCGCTCCCACGAGAACCAGAAGCATTTCAGCTATGGCCAGACCGCCAGCTACCTGGACCACGAGACGGACGCAGGCCTGTTCTCGGCAAAGTTCGTTCAGACCACGGAGCAGATGATGGCCATCCGGGCCTACCTCCTCACCACGGCCCGGGGAAACCCGGTGCAATTCCCGTCCTTGCTTCCCACCCTCTACCCCTTTGGCGCGAATGGCTCGGAGGCGGCTTACCAGATGTGCCATGTGGTGGCGTGGGAGGACAGGCGGATCAACCTGAATAGGTGGGAACTGAACCTCACCTTGGCCCAGGCCGACCCCTACTTCTCCGCCGGGTCCGATGCCGGCGACACCCTTTTCGACCACCTGACCGCAGGCACCAGCGGCGAGCCCGATACCTACGGGACCCCGGGAGGATAAATGGCAGACGTTCCTTTCACCTATGGGCACCGCTCCCGGAGTTCCGAGACCGTGCTCAAACTCGCCATGAAGCCGGGCGAAATCGGTTTCGATTCCTCCTCCCGCTCGTTCTGGTTCCTCGATTACGACGACAACCATATCTTGGTGAATCCGGTCGCCACGGCGTCCAGCTTCAAGAAGGGGTCGAACACCTGGGCGCAGGCCATCCAGGCCGCCATCGACAGCGCGCTCCGCCTGGTCTTTCTGCCGGCGGGGACGCTGGAGATTGATTCGCCCCTGACTATTGCGAATAAGGATGGGTTCCGTCTGGTCGGTGAAAATAAGTGCGGAACGGTCCTGGAGTGGACCGGCGCGGCCGGCGGAACCTTGATGACCATGCGCGGGTCGCGCTTCTCAGCCATTCAACATCTGCGAATCTCCGGGGGCGACTTGGCGGATACCTGTCTGGAGATGCCTTCATACCTCTCCGGCACCGATACCTATAGCTGCCTCGGGAACACCCTGGATCACCTGCGCATCGATGATGTGCGAAATGGGACGGCAGGAGTCTGCCTAAGGATTGGGGACACGGTCGGAACGCAGATCGACAATCTGACCATCAATAATTGCTATATCGCAAACAGCCCTCGCCTGGTGACGATTCAGGGGAATGTGGTATTCCACATCAAATTCAATGACTGCATATTCTCCGGGTATCACATCAAACCCACGACCGTGGGCGTGGACGTATCCGACCGCTCGGGGCTCATATATTTCGAGAAGTGCCAATTCGTAGGATCCTCTCCGACGATTGGGTACGTCCGTCGCAGCCCAAACAGCGGATTGATTTCGTTTTCCCGATGCGAGCAGGAGGGTAACGGCCCGTTCCTCGTGGGATACGACGATTCTGGATTCGCTAATATCTGGTCGGTGGATCTCGTTGGCTGCACCATAGGCCATACCGACCTTGCTCGGTCATTCACCTGCACGCTCCAATCGAACACCACGGTTCTAACGTCGAACACCGAACCGTTTTATGTCGGGAAGTTCGTCACGGGTTCCGGCATCCCAGCGAATACCTACATCACATCCGTTGATCATGGAGTAGGCTTCACGATCTCCAATGCGGCTACGGCCAGCGGAAGCGCTATCGTGTCCATCGAGAGGGACGTGGTCAAGGCCGGAATCGCCAACGGCGCGCACACCTTCACCATGGCACCGATCACATTCTCCAATGTGACCACCAACACTTCGAGTCTCGAAGTGACCATGTCTTCGACGGCCGGGGCGGTGCCGGGGCGCATGCTGTCGGGTACCGGGGTTGCCGCTGGGACTTACGTCGTTTCTATCCGCCATAATGCGGGTATTACCCTATCGGAACTTCCCACGGCGAATGGGGTGATCACGTTGACCCAGCTGGCCGAGGAGCGGTTCGCCATCGGCCAGGCGGTCAGCGGGACCGGCATTCCGGGCAGCACCACCATCGCCTACCGGAACGCGGGCTATGTGGACCTGAGCGCCAACGCCACAGCCTCGGCCTCGGGCGTCGCGCTCACCATCGGCGGGTCCGCGTTCACTGGACACACCTTGAGCGGTTCGAGCCGGGTGTACCTGACCGCGGTTGGGGGGATAGCCGGCGGGCAGGCAATCACCGGATCGGGGATTCCCGGGGGTACCACGGTTTCCTCTGTGACCACCGAGGTTTCTTATGCCATGTCGGCCGCCGCGACCGCCACCAATGCCAATGCGGCCCTCACCATCCCCGAGATGCCCATCGACTACCGGCAGCGCGGCGCGGTGCTCATTTACGGCGGACGAATCAACGCCTCTACGCCCAGGCACATCAACTTCGCGGCACCTGGAACGGCCGGCTCAACCGGCGGCCTGGTGCAGGATATCGGGGTCAACTTCCCCAACATCTCCGTCCTCACGAGCGGCGCCTCCCAGCGGTACAGTACCACCCTTACGGGGGATGTCTCCTGGGGCGGTAAATTCACCCTGAACGGCTCGACCGGAAACGTCGGTATCGCCGGGTACACGGCCATCGGCGGCGCGCTGGACGTGACCGGCAACCTATCCGCTGCCGATATGGAGGCCAGGAGCGCTACTGTAGGGCAGGTGTCCATTAAAAGGACGGCTGCGGCCGCAGCGGCTGACGAAGTAGCGTCGGTAGACTTCCATTCCGCTAACGCCTCCGGATACGACAAGGTTTTCGCTAGGATACGAGCCCTTGTTGACGATGCCACGAACGGATCTGAGGATTCAAGCCTCCGGGTTAAATTGCTTCGCGCGGGCTCCGAGATCACGGCGCTCACAATGGATAGCTCGGGATATACGAAGTTCACTGGGCTGCACGCCGGTACGCTCGACATAGGTGGTATTAACGTGTCTGGAGCCGGGAGTGAGCCCGGCGTCCTAATGGCCACCAGCAAGAACTCCTCCAGCAATCAGACTGTCTGGGGGAAGATACGGTTCTACGTGACGGATGCGACAGCCGGAAGTGAAGACGCCTCCCTGTACCTCAGTACAATGGCGGCGGGCAACGTGTACGATTCCGGTATTCTGAGCTATGACGGGCTGGCGCTCGCCGGGGCCAATCTCCAACTCTCGACGCAGCGCACACCCGCCAGCGCGACCGCCACCGGCACGAAGGGGCAAATCTGCCACGATGCGGACTACATCTATGTTTGCACCGCAACCAACACCTGGAAGCGCGCGGCCATCACCTGGTAAATCATGGACATCCAATACGGCGTCAAGATAACCACCAGCCAGGCCCTCACCGACTACTCCCTTGGCCTCGTGGGCGGCGTCATCCAATGGATCACCGGCCGCCCCGCTATCGACGGGTGGAAGGAGGGACTCATCACCAAGGGGTCCTTCTCCCCCGTCTCCCAGGAGATTGAAATCACCGCCGGCGGCTCCTACGCCACCATGAGCGGGTTCTCCCTGGCGGTGGTCGCGGAGGTGGACGGCACCCCGCTGTGGAAGCGCATCCAGACCTTGGGCCTCAACCTGGTGCAGAAGGAGATAGTTTTCTACACCTTCCGGGATGGGGTCGCCACGCAGGACTGGACGGGCCGCGTCGGGGACTTCGACTCCGATGAGCATGAGTTCCGCATCCGGGCCATGGACGCGTTCAGGAGCATTCACCGGCCAGCTCTTACTCGCCGAATCACAACCGAAGAATTCGCGAGCGCGCCCCAAGATAGCCTGGATAAATTTGTCCCAGTTTCGCTAGGCAGAATCACCCACGCCACCCTCGTCAATGTTCGGGCAGCAGGGGAAAAGACAACCCTCAACTTGATTGGCTCGGTTTCTTTCACCGTATGCGCCGCCAAGGCTTATAGCGAGGGAGACAGGACGGTGGACCTGTATACTGAGGGGGTATCTTTCGGCGCAAACGCCCCTCTCCTTGTGGGGAGGTACCTCCGGATCTTCATTGGCGGCTCCGATCAGGCCATCCGAATCATTTCCAACCTCGCCACCAACACAGGAACCGATATCACCCGGGTCACCCTCGCACGCCCGTTTGACGCTGCGCCGAATATCTGGACCTCGACATCCCAAACCGATCAGAGCGTCACCTATTTCGAGGTGGCTGAGTTTTCTGGAGTCCTCATCGTTTCCAGCAGGCCCATCTCTTCATTCGAGAATGGATCCAGTGGCCGCCCTGTGGTCGAAGCGTATGACGACTCCTCGAAAACCTTTGGAGATGTCAATGAGGTTCTCCTTAATGAAGAAGCGGCTGAAATTTCAGACGTAGGTTTGCCGGGCGTAGAGGTCATCGTCGAGGGGATCGAAGGCAATGCCGACCTTTCGGTATTCACGCCAATAGTTCCCGAGGATGTGTCTATTCATGAACTCTTCAATGCCGCGCTCAGCGACGGAGTCATCGGGAGCGCCTTCGATCAAAACCGGAACACCTACGTTGAATTCATCGCCACGGCGCATCTTGAAAAAATGGCGGTGGGCTTGGATGTCAAAATCCCATCGCAGGAGCTAACTAAGGATTACAGCGAAATATTTCTTCTGGTAAACGTCTCGGCAAATTCCGCTGATCCGTATAACTCCGATCTAGAATTCAATGTTGCGGCAGTGGATTTGTATGGCCGAAGGACTACCGCTATTGTTGGGGGGCTTTCGCTTCTCCCAGACATTGAAAACACCTGGGAAGAAGAAGGTGCGAATTTTGTTTCCCTACCCGGGGAATACTTTGGAGACTCTGACACCCCCCAAGCCTTTTATACCCGAAGATCAGAGTTTGCAATCCAGTCACTAATCGGTGATGAAAAAAAAGCGACGGCCTACGGCACGCTTAGGGTTTCGATATTTATCGACCCAGCCGGGACCATTAACGCCAACACCTATATCCGTTTAAAGGAAATTGGATTCGTAGGCCGAAAGATCGTAAATCTCGTATCTGACACACTGTATTCCAAGGTCATCGGAGAGACTTTTGGAAGCACCTGGGGCGGACGGAAGACCGCCGCCAACCCCGTCCTAACCATCGCCGACGCCGTGGAGGCAATCATCAGGGACTTCGACGGCGCTCCCAATGCCGTCGATACCGTGTCCTTCGACGCGCTCTCCCATCCTTCGACCGGGGCTCGCCGAGATTGGTGTATCGGTCGGCAGTTGGATGGGGGTGCGGCATCATTTGACCTATGCCAAGACCTTGCTCAGTTCGGCTTCTTTGGCATCATCCCGCGTAACAACGGGGCGCGCGCGGCGAAGGCTTGGAGGGGTAGCGCTGCCGTTGCGACTCACGACGCGGCGGTTATCCTTCACGGGTCTATCGGGTCTCGCGAGCTAACGAGCCTTTCGCGCCTGTACAATGCCCCCCAGGTAAATTATGCATGGAACCCTGGCACGGAGAAGTACGACCTCTTCCTCCAGATCACAAAGATAGACGAAGACCAATTCCCGGCCGAGGCTACCCTGGACGGAAACGGGGCGGCGCTGTGGAGGTCCTACGCGCTCGGGTACAACAACGATGAGTACGCCAGGGCAAAGAACAATTGGGACCCGTGCCACCTCTCCTGGCAGAGATACGGGCTTATCCAGACCCTTCCGGATGATATGGCTGACGCATCGTGGTTCCCGGACGCGGAGGGGGCTTGGGGCCTGCCGGCCGCCCAGAACGCCGCCAAGCTGTACATGGACGAAATATGCCAGTGGACGGCCTTCCGCAAGGAAATCATTTCCTACCGCCTACCCAACACTGCGACCCACGCAATCCTTGAGCTGCTGGATAAGGTGACCTTCAACGACAGCTTCGCTACTGACGGGGAGAGCGTGGCCGGGTGGATAGTGGGAAAGATTGTCGTACCGGGGGACGGGTCGGACGGTAAAGACTACATCGAGGTGAGCGTCATGTTGGAGCCGGATACCTCACCGTGATCTGGCTACTCGGAGGTTCGCAGCCAAATTTGAGGAGCGATTACCACATCGCCATTTCTTCTCAGGACATACTTCAAACTATCCCCCAAAAAAAGATAGGCGCCATACTCGCATGAGCTGGTGCACGGCTCGTACTTCGTACCGGCAGCGTTTGGGAGGAGATCAAGCACGGGGTAAAGAGTGTCTCCCGAGGCCCTGAAATGGAAGATGGACTTGCGGGGCGAAACCCTCCCCGTAGAATCCTTGCCGTACTCCTCCCACTTCTCTCCCTCGATGGAGATATACCCCCATCCCCCAGCGGATCTTTCCGTCCGATACAGCCCATCGTATTTCCCGCGGTCTTCCTCGCCCGTAATACACCCCACGATAAGCGCCGTCACCAAGGCCAAAACTATACGCATACCACCTCCCACCCCCATAATCATAACCACCCTTCGACGCATTGGGGAAGCCTGTTAGTTACAGGTTGTTCCTTTGCTTGCGATGTTTGACCCGTTGACCCGCGTTCGGGGGGTTCAGGGTGAGGCCTGAAATGAGAAGGCCGCCCGGGGGCTGGGGGCTTAGGAGGGGGAATGAGTCGGCGGGTCCGGGGGGAGAAAGGCCATTCCCTGCTGCTCCCCATTCGGCTTCCGGTGCTCAAGCACCTGGATAATCTCGCGGCTCGACTTGAGCGTCCCATTTTCCTGCCATTGGGTAGTTTGCAGTTTCACACGCAGGAGATCGCCTCCGGTAAACGCGAGATCCTTGCTCGCCCTCCTCAGGAAGGCTTCGTCTCGAATGCCTGCCGTAAACTCCGCGGAGCCGTCGGAAAAGCGCCACTTCCGCCCATCCTTGAATTGCACGGTCATTACATTCAGCAAGGTTTCGGATTCGGTTGTCGTCTCTTCCGCTTTATCTCGCGGAGCGTCAAAGTATTCTACTTCGGATTTATCGATAAGCTGCTCGGGCGTATTCTTTCGGCCAATTTTTATGGCCTTCATACCAATCTCTTTGAGTGGCCTTACGAATTCCTCCGCTGCCTTACGCGCCTTAGGGTTGAAATATAAGGGCCACATCTGTTTAGGAATTTCCATCGTCCTGCCATCCGACGCCACAATGAGAAAGCGGTCCCCAACCGGGCTGGCGGATTTAGGCTTCTTTCCCTTTAGCCATGCAAGAAAGGCGAGAAATCCGACAGGCGCGGAGATGCTACCGCCGACAATCCCCAACATGTTAGCGATTGCGGAGGATTCTTTATTGCTGAAGAGATCTACGATTGTTCCAAATAGTGTTTGCCCAAGCTCAAGCTTTATGTGAAAAGATCCGGTCTTGAAGTCGGCGTGGACCTTGGTGAAAATGGCGGCCTTGCCATCGAACACAACCTCATTGACAGCGCCGAAAAGATCGCTCAATGCGAGAAGCGATGGCGCAAGATCGCGCACATCCATGGAGCCGTTATCCACGGGATCCCCGTCATAGATAAGGTCGAATATCTCTTTTTGAACCATGCTTTCGCTCACCCGCCTACTCCTTAAAGTATACTGAATTGGTGCCGAAACGGGGGCGGGAATTGTCCTTGACGAGTGCAGCTTGGAGAGTCAGACGCTTCCCCGAGGTCGCATGTTACTTCCCTCCCCAACCGCCTCATCCGTATACTCCACTTCCCAGCGTCCGGGGGTCATTGGTTGACCTTGCCGGCGGAAATCAGTTGGATGGGCACCGCCACGGACAGGCCCCACGAGGCGCCGAGCAGCCCGTAGACGAGAGGCTGGGATCCTCCACTCCAATCGGTCGCCATCCCCACGGCCAGCCCGCCCATGGATAGGCCAATGGAGCCAAGCCACAGGTACCCGGCGCGCCTCAGGTAATCGCCCCTCGTCCGCATCACGGGCTTCCGCAGAGTCGGTGCGGGCCGACTTCCTGGCGGGGCGTATAGGTACTCCTCGCCCAGCTCGACATCGGCCCGGCATTCCACCTGGAGGGAGTCGGGAATCTTGCCGCATTCTTCGAGGGTGGCGATCGTGAGCGCGAAGGACGGCGGGCATAGGAGTAGGGCGAAAAGAATAGTCCGCATCACTTCCTTATTGGGCGATCAAAGGGTCGCGAAAGTTAGCAACGTGTATCCAACCCGTAACCTGTCGGAGACCTTTACTCACCGCCGGAAGTCCTTACATCTACCACCGAAAATGGTGTTCAGGTGTTTGGGGATTTTGCTTAGTTACGGAAAGGTACGGGAGGTTTTCGGTAGTTGAGGTTGCACCAAAACTCTACAACCGCCGTAAATTGGTGGACGAGGATGGGCTTTGGGATAGGGAGATCCTGAACCCCGACGAGATTTGCACCCGCGTATATCAAGCTTCTGTTTTTGGGCGTGGCTCGATTTTCTTGTCGGCCAGGTACTGCTCAAGCGCTTCGGACACGATGCGGGTCAACGGGCGGTTGACGGTCCAAGCATAGTTTTTCAGCCGTTCCCTGAGCGGGGGCGGGATTCTCACGTTGAGGTCCGCTCGCTTTTGGTTTTTAGAGGCCATGGCCCAAAGCTTGCCATTTTCTACTTCCTATGTCCAGATGCTAGCTTCGCGAATGTGCTAGCATATTCGCTTCGGATATAGGAAAATCAGGACCAGGGTGGGGGGTTTTTGATGAAAGTTCGGAAGGGGAAGAAGGTTTTGTCTTCGGCGGGCGCGGGGTGGGAGCGGGAAGCGATGGGCCGGCTTTGGGAGATTATCCGGTCAACCCCAATCGACGCTCTAGCTCCCGTACTCGCTGATCAAGGGACTTGGATGCCACCAAAGCGGCGAGTAACTGGCTCTCCAAAGCCTCCACGCGCCCCTTTATCTTCAAGACTTCCTCGGGCATAGCCGGGGGCGCGGTGGACTCCCGCGCCTCCTCATCGGGCCAGGCCCCCTGAAACCCGTATTTTTTCCCTCGCAGCCTATCCTTTACCTCTTCGGGTAAAGGGTTTTCCCCTCGTTCTTGGGCGGCATAGGTGGCCCATTTGTCGTAGCCCAATTCCGCGGATAGGGCTTCCTGGCTTTTTTTCAGCACCTTTCGGCGAAAGTCGGATAGTTGGCTCATTGATCCACTCGCCCAGAATTATGGAGTTTCATTAAAGACCATTGACTTTGATTAAACTCCATGATAATTTTGCCTATACACAACGCCCGATTGG